AAATATACCAGAAGAGGTTAAGAAATTGAAATGTACAATTAAAAATTGATTTTATATTTATGAACATTCTATAATTATAAAGAAATTATGAGTTTACAATTACATGTAAAGAATATGACAAACAATATCAGTTTAGTCATTCATTGTTCAAATAATATAACAGTTAGTGATTTAAAACAGTTAATTTATGATCAAAATTGGTCAAATGAACTACAATTTGATCAATTGGGTACATATAGAAGTTTTAGATAATAGAGTTACACAACTAGAATTACACAGTTTAGGTTTAACAGGTGAGATTCCTACTGAAATAGGAAAACTTTGGTAAAAAATTATCATTTAATTTTACTTCCTACATTTCATTCTTAAAAAATGGTTAAAAAAGATTATTAAATCGAAAGGTTAATAAAATGTTTATGACGTTATCACATTTTAAATTTAAGATGAAACTTAAATATCAATGTGATAAATGGCAAAGAGAATTAAGAATTGTAGATGAAAGTTATATATCAAAAATATGTAGAAGATGTAGTAAAATAAATCATAAACTTGGAAGTTCAAAAGTTTATAATTGTCCAAGTTGTTAATTAAAAATAAATAGAGATGTAAATGGAGCACGAAATATCTTCTAAAAAATATAGGATTAGACGATAGTCTTTGAACAAAGTAATTAGCTAAAAGTAAATTTACATACTTGTGAATTTTGCGAATTATTCGTCTGTACCATCTGATATATCAAGATATCTTATTGAGACATTCATATAATTTATATACATTTGTACAATGATATGTCTTAACATTTGGAAAATGTTTCTTTATAACCTCTATATTATCAATTCGATCGTCTACATAATACACATCATCACAATCCTTATATGCACACAACACCTCTTCAAACAGTTCGTTACGATTTTTGTCTCCATAAGCGACATAGTCAATATAGTTCAAAAGAGATGTACCATTCAACGCAACATATGGCATTGGATTGTATGTAATGATACTCATTTTATATCCTAAGCTTAAGAAGCGATTAAGTTTATGATATGTTTGTCGAGGAACAACCAACCCTTTTGCATTAACAGTTACCAACGTCTCATCTAAATCGAAGATAATCACCTTCATACTCATTAAATACAAAATAATCTTTATATTCATATTTTTTTCAACTTAAAGCTAAGGTGATTATACTATATATGCCGAGATTCTGTGAATGTTCAGATGATGCTGTTTTTGAACTATATGATAAATGGGAATCAGAACTGGGAAGGTCTGATATCCCTGAAAATTACAAGGAACTTTTAAAAACTGTTGATAAAAATAATGGTAATAGACTTAAGGATCTGTATGAGGTTGATAATAATGTTGTAGATTTAATTGAGTGGTGTACTGATTTCCTTATTTATAAGAGAGATTTTGAGGAAGATTTTAATAAACTATCCTTGAGATCTAATCATGAAGATTGTGGTTTCAAAGGTGGAGTTTATCACAACCCTAAAAAGTATATAACACTATACAGTTTTATATACGATTTTTTAAAGATACCTGATCAATCAGGTTATGAATACTGGTTAATGAATATTCTCGATTGGTACAAGATATCAAAGCATGGTAGTGGTATCAGGTGTTCCTGGTTCAATTCAGATGCCGAAAATCCATACAGAAACCGTACTCTGTCCAATAAGAGGAAGGATATTATTGAGATGTGGATAAGAGAAGCTCCCGATGATGTATGATCCGTTTCAATGCTTCATCTATATTCTCGGTGTATGGCGGAGGAAAGAAATAACCTGTACACACAAATACATCCAACATTTTGTAGAAAATATCTGCACCTTTTTTGGTTAAACTCTTCTTGTTAAACATCTCTTCTCTGAATCTTATAACATTATTCATAATATTATAATGTGGAGTTGAACATTCTACATTATCAATAGCATCATATAGACACTTATGTCTATCCATAAACCATGATGGTAATGTCTTCATAGTGACTCGTATAACAGAGTGAGGTTTCCATGGTAGATTGTCAATATCTTTAATTATAACATACATATTGTCATCTTGTTCCAATATCTCTTTTGTTTTGGTTATATTGAATTGAACTTCATTATAACCACCCGTTATTTCAATACCATTCGGAATTCTCGTTCCTCTAGGTAATTTATAACATCTCAACATAACCAATGTTCTCTTCTTCTTCCACTTTTCAGAAATTGGTTTCGCCCAATGCCATAATCCTCCATCACCAACTTTCCAAACAGTTTCGTAATCCATATTGATTTCAGGATTGAGATAACCTTTAGAGTACATGTAAGTCTTGTCATCTGGTACATCAATATACAATTTATTATCTTTTTCATAATAGTCATGTAGAATATTGTGGTATGTGAATATTATTCCAATATCTCTTCGGTCTTCTATACATAGAACATATATATCTTCTATCGTACATCTATTTTCATCAAGTAGATACTTCATTATTCTATGTAAATGATATATCTTTATATTCTAAATATTTAAAAAGTATATTGAAATATTTATACAATGTTAAGTAAAACAAAATGGTTAGAACTCAATGAAACAAATACAGAGAATTGGATAGATCTGACCGGGAAAGCTTATCACAAAATTCAGTTGTCAGACAATGACAAAACAAATATTGTTAGTGGGAATGTACCATTGGATATCAGAAATACATTAAAAGGTATTCTCAAACCAGGGGATAAATGGTTTGTCAGATTATCAACAAGAAGTATCAAGGACGCATTTTATCAGATGGAGATTAAACCGCTAGGTGTTGTGTATGATATAATCGATAGGTTGCTTCTAAGTGAGAGAGCTCATGAAGATATAAGTTATTCTATCAAGTACAATACCGATATGTATCTGTTCTTGATAGAGTGGGACAATGAGATGAAGATTGAAAACGAGTTCAGATGTTTTGTGAAGGACAATGTTCTCCAATGTATCTCACAATATAATATCTATGATGATATGAACTTTTTTGATTTCGATGCTGGTAAGATAGTGTTGGCTATAAAGTGTTATATTCATAGTATAAATATTGGAACAGGTGTTGTAGATGTTCTTGTTGATGATCAATTTAATGTAAGTTTAGTGGAGGTTAATCCATATGATAGAACAACATCTGCTATATTTTATAAATGGGTGGAGATAAATATGCCAACAGGTATGCCAGAATTGAGATATAAGATGTATGGTGATGTAAAATCTTACAATATGGTATATGAGTAATTTGGCGCTAAGTATTCTTAAAACAATCAGCTATGCATGTGTTTTCATTACAGGTGCATATGGTATTTACAAAATAGAGAATGATAAAGATAAGAAGAGTGGTTTAGAAGCTTTTGTTATTGATGGTAAAATTGGTATGTTTCATTGCACTTCTTGGATACTTTGTATATAAATCACTTGAAGATTGAAAGTTTTTTATAAGAAATTCTCGTTTATTCGTCATCATCACTGAAATATGGAATCACACCAGAAGGGGTATGATCAGCAAATCGTTCAGCATCCGTCGGGGCTTGAAACAACTGCATTGGAGTCAGCGGAGACCCAGGACTGTACATCCCGTGAATCGCGGAGGGACTCATAGCACCTACTGGAGGAGTCATATAACCATCAAATGAAAACCCACCCAGTGGTGTAGTAGGCATAGAGCCAATACTGCCGGGGGATACAACATTGTGGGGAAACAAGTCTCCAAGATCTGCACCGATAGGTGACAGTCCGTCAAGATCTGCACCGATAGGTGACAGTCCGTCAAGATCTGCACCGATAGGTGACAGTCCGTCAAGATCTGCACCCATTATGGGTGACAGGTCTCCAAAAGAAGGTAGGTTATCATCCAGTGGAGATAATCCACTAAGACTCAATCCGCCTTCCTGATCAATCAATCTGTCAAACTCTTCCTGAGTCATGCTTTCAAAACTCGCGATACTTGGAGGTGTAGAGAGGCTGTGAGACACACGAGGTGCATTTCCACTACCACCTTCACTACCGAGTACACTAAGATCGAGTCTTAGTGGGCGAACCGGACTAGCAGGAAGATCAGGACGACTACGTTTCGGTGTTTCAGAACCGGCGTTAGAGTTGGCACTGGCGTTAGCCCTGCGTGATTTACGCTTACTGGGTTTTGATACCAAATGTTTTCCAATGCTTGCTAGATACTCCTCGACATTTTCCATGGTAAAACTGTCACTGTCAACTGGTGGTTGAGTGTTACTCAACTTCGGAATTGTTGAACGTAGCAAACCTTCATCAACTTCAAAGAGCTGAGCAAGATCTGAAAGATCATTAGGACAGTTGCAGCGGAAATTGGATTGGTTTTCATTTCTATACCAAATAGCCATCCTGATGTTTTCAGGGATGATATTTCGAACTCTGCAAGAACTAGTACTACTTTGTTTAAAAGTTTCCATGATACCAGTAATGATTGACATATTGTAAAAATTTTAGTATCATTTTTATTTCTGCAATATTTCACGCAAAAATTGGATCTCTTTCCATATCCACGTAACATGACGTAAATCAACAACATTCTGTCTGCCACCGCCAGATGGAATTACCGGAACTTTCCCTCTATGTCTTACACGATCATACAAATCACAAAACTTCAAAAAGAGATTTTCAGCAAAATCCCTTTTTTCACCATTTAAAAACGCTTTCTTGGTCTCACGCCATTGCGATTTGTCCGGATTATTAAATATATTATGTACATAATCATCGAACTCTCTCGATTCTGGACGTAAACCATCATTCTTTTTAACATCGTTACCAAACGATACACGCTTCTTTATTTGTGACATACAATATATACTTTAATATATATTATAAGTATTTTAAAATCATTTTTTTACACATTCAATATACCTATTCAATCTTGATATGTCTTCCACTTGAACTACCTTCTCTCTTCGCAATAGTTACAGTCAAAACTCCATCGTTGTACGTTGCCTTCACATCTTCGTCATTAACATTTCGTGGCAACGCAAAAGACCTTCTAAATGAACCAAACGATCTCTCAGAGTAGTAATAATTCTTATCCTTATTCTCCTCTGTACGCGAATCGCTTCGTTCAGCACTAATATTCAAATAACCATTCTCAACATTAACCTGTAGATTCTCTCTATTAACTCCTGGCATATCCGCCCTCACAACATAAGCTGTATCCGTCTCTTCTGTATCAACATCAAAGTGCATACTTGAACTTGCACGTGAAAGCGTATTACGTGTTCTATCAATATTGGATAATCTATCAAAAGCATTAAAAAAGTCACTCAAAAAATCATTTCTAAAAGGTGTTAACGACATTACTGTAGATGTACATATAAATATCTTTTTAAGTATTTTAAACCCTTTTAAGGATAAAATTGTGATTAGTGGGTTAAAACTTTCTGTTATTTATATGTAATAAACTTATATGGATAAATATGATGCTATATTTGTATTGTGTATAACGATAATATGTATTATTTTAGGATTGTTTGTATATATTTTGTCGAGAAAGTATCATAAATATGATAATTCTCTTTGCAATTGTATTTTTGAAAAAAAGTTCAAGAAATTGAAGAAATTATTAGAAAATGGTTCAGATCCTAATGAGATAGAGTACGATCTCAAAGACGATATCATGACATCTGTGTTCGTCGCTGCTCAAGAAGGCGATAGCGAATCTCTGAAACTTCTCTTGGAACATAAAGGAAATACAGAAATTGTATCAACCAGAGATAGAGTAAGTCCTCTGTATATTGCTTGTCAGAACGGTCACAACGATTGCGTTAAATTGTTGATTGATGCAAAGGCGAACTTTGAGAGAAGATCTAGAAAAGTCGATGGCTCTGCAATATTTATTGCAATTCAGTATAAACATAACGATTGTATAGAAACTCTTATAGATGCAAAAGCCAATGTGAACGCAAGTTTATACAATGGAGTAACACCTCTACATAATGCATTAGCATTTACAAACATTGACATTATTAAATCACTTATGAATGCAAAAGCGGATATGTACAAGGTTGACAACGAGCTCCAAATATCTCCAATATTTATGGCTGTAACAGATGACAGGTTGGATGCACTCAAGTTATTTATTGAGAGAGGAGCGGATATTTTCAAGGAGAAATTCACAAAATACATGTACAGTCCTTTACAAATTGCAAATATGAACGGTTCAAAGAAATGTGCAGACTATCTACAAGATATTGTTAACGAACGTAGAGATAAGGTTATAAATGAAGCGATTGATGAGAGTTGTCCAATATGTTTGGAGAAGATTGAGGAGTCTGATAGGAAGAATATTAAGGTGACCGAATGTTTCCACTGTTTTCATCAAAGATGTTGGGATGAGTATAGAGAACATGATGCACCTTATATATGGTCAAAGGTGAATTGTGCAGTTTGTAGAACAAAAACTATGTAAAAAAAGTGATTTATTTTAACTCACATTTATTATATATCATAATAACTATGTCTAAATTACTATTATTTTTAACAATGTTCTTCACATCAGTCTTTGCAAATATCAAATTTGAAGTTAGACGTTATAGAGGAAACATAACAATCCAAGAGATCATTACAAAAAAAGTAGATAATAGATTGGTTAATGCATATATGATGAGTTTTGTGGAGAAACATAATCCCAGACACAGTGAACATTCTATTTTCGAGACATTGGTTATTAAGAAAGTTCAAGTTAATGTTTGTAGCTATTATTTTCAGAACAATCATTTAGAACATTTTTCTGAAAATTTGGGTAAACGATATGCAAAGAATCTTAATGATCACAACTGGATTGCATATCATCAGGTAATTGTTCCTACCGCTGTTGATCTCGAGGGATGTTTCGATATATTCACTCATGAGTATGGTTCTTACTTTATTTTGTCTGATAATATGAACACTCATAACGATGAAAATATAAACAATTTTATCAGAAGATTTCATATTTATGATAAATTGAATGGCTATGACACCAGTTCGCCATTTTGGACAATAATAATTACATCTATTATCACATCTTTATGTTTCTCAATTTTCAATTATTGTGACAACAATGTCATGAAGAGAAAAATGAAGAAATTGGAAAGTTATTTCGATATAAAGTTATATATAAACAACCTTTAACGTCAAAGATAAACAAATTATAATAACCTATCATTCTGACTCCATATGTCTATATATAAAATCTTTCATCCTGGGCAAATATGTTTCACAACTCTCTTTACCATAGAACTCTTCTACATCTGGAATATGATGTGAATGATTATCATCCATCACATTCAAAATGTAATTTGTTTGATAATATTCCAAAAATTTTCTTCCTCCTGAGAAATCATCCAAATCAACAACATTCCCCATTGTTCCAACAACAACAAAGATATCCTTCTCCTTGAACTTTTTAAACAGACGCTTAACAATGTTGTAATTAGGTACATCCTCGCCAAACATAATAACATAAGGCTTGACTTTCTGCCAACATCCACATTTACCACATCGAGTATCCACATCCATATCACCTTCCCAAATCTTTGTACACGCACCACATTGCATATAACCAATCTTTCCATGAAGGTGGAGAACATCTGTACATCCTGCTCTTTCCAAAAGATCATCAATATTCTGTGTGATGACATGGACTCTATCAGAGCCAAACTTATTTTGAACATCTGCAATAAATTTGTGTGCTTTATTTGGCTCAGCATTTGAGTACTTATTGTAGATCTTATTGTAAAATTCGAAAACCTCTTCACGATTCCTTACAAATGTGTTGATATTACACACTCTATTCACATCATATTGTGTCCACAATCCACCTTTTGTTCTGAATGTTGGTATGCCACTTGGTGCAGATAATCCAGCACCAGTGAAGAAGTATATTTTTGGTTTTTCAGATTCCACATATATGTGAGTTCCATCTGGAACAGTGAACTCCTCTAATTTTCCAATTTTCCTTAATTTGAAAGGCATATTATACAATTGTATCATCAAATCTTTATATTTTATTTTTCAATTTTATAATACGGTATTCATCTGCGTTATTGTTGACGACAATTGTTTATCAAGTTTGCACGTTTAATGTTTTTCGGTAGGTCTTTAGACACCTTCACCTTCAGTCGGTCACTATTGCTATACACAAAATATTCTTTATGTACAGAACTCAATACAACACCACCGACTGCAACGAGTTCTAGTCTTGATGTTCTCAAATACCATCCTTCATCATACAAATGAATGTATATTTTTTGCATCATTTTTATAAAAATTGATTTTTAAACAGTAACACATAATAAAATATTGTAACAACCATGACTTCTAAAATTAAGAGAAAACTACTTTTTGATCTTGATAAAGAATCGTTTAAGAGTGTTGAAAAGATAATCAAGGACAACGACATTGAATCCATGAAAGAGATGATTGAAGAAACACTGAGTACAAAAATGTTTATTATTGCTTCAATTTATGGAACAGTAGAAATGTTTAAGATATTCGAGGAATTGATCGACATCAATTTTATGAACAATAAAGGTGAATCATTATTTCATCATGCTTGTTACCATGGAAATATGGAAATCGTTGAATATCTCATTGAAAAACACAGTTGGGACATTAATCAGATTGGATCACAAGGAACAACTCCTCTATTCTATGCATCTTCAAAAGATGAAGCTATTGGAGTTTTCAAACTCCTTTTGGAAAAAGGAGCAGTTACAGAACATATTGCAGATAATGGATTGACTATTTATGAGCACTGTTTGATAAATAGTAAATTGGAATGGTTGAAGCTATTGGATGAAAAAAGATCAATAGATTTACATAAACAGAGGTATATCCATATTATGAATATGGAACATTCGTGTCACTGTTTCCCGAAAATACGAGATGATGTTAAAGCATATATAAGGAGAAAAATCTTCAAACGTAAGTACAGAACTGTTGATAACAAGAGTTCCAAATGTTGTATATGTCTTGAGGATTTCAAAAAGGGTGAAGAGTGTTGCAGATGTGTCAATGGACACTCTGTTCATCAAAAATGCCATTTGAATTACATTAGTTCAAAGAAGGATATATTTGAAGCCACATTTTGTGATAGATGTCCCACATGCCGTGGAGATATGGTTGCAGGTGGTTTCAGATATTGATGAATTCTGTCTATATTATAAAAAAATCAATACCTCACTGATTTCATTGAAAGCGAATTCTTAGATGTCATTAATGAACTTACAAAGTATGTGTCTCAACTCAAGAGAATAGGTAATGATGATCATGGTTTATGGAACTTTAATAGCCATTTTGAGTAAACTTAAAAATAGTTCATGAATTATATTCAAAATGGATTTAAGAGAGTTGGATTCAGACGATTATAAACATCATATTAACGAGATATTTTCTCTTTGTAGAAAAGCTTCACTTAGAGAAGATGAAAAAGAGACTTTGGTAAACTCATCATATCTGAGAAATAAAGAGTATAATAGTGTTCTCACATATTATTTGGAGAGGAAAGGTAAAGATATGCATTTGATAAACAGAATGATTAAAAATGGACATCATATAACAGCTCCAATTCACCATCTTCTCTTGAAGAATATCCACAGAAACCACTTCAAAAAGAATTATGAAAAATCTTTCGACAAAATTATGTTCTTGGTTAATAGACTGGAACATTATAATAAAAATGAATTGACAAAGTGTGTATTTGAAAAGTTCTTCGAATACTATAACAATTCTGCTTACAATTTTGATAAACATGTTGAATTGATAAAGGAAATGTTTGATAGGAATATGTTGAATATAGATTTAAGAGATTTTGAATTCAGTCCAGTACCGTTCACTTGTAATGTTGAAACTTTAGAATGGTTTGATAAAAATTTTCGAATCAATTGGTTCAATGATGTTAAATTGGAATTTTGTTCCAAAATTTACAATCGCGTAACATTAAATAATCATATAGAATTCAGACTGGCTTCTGATGAAGTTGGAGAATTTACAGAGGAGTATGTGAAGTGGATTAAAAATAAAGGTATAGATCCACTATTTGCAAATATATTCGACATTGGGAAACTCGCTAATAATACCAAAGCATTCTACAAAAATTTGAAAACATTATCAACTGTTATTGATATGGATCAATATATACAGGAGTACATTGCAAAATTGCACAAACATAGATCTGGTTGTTTTCAAAATAATGAGAAAAGGAATCTTGTTTTCTTGTTCACTAATGGTTTATTAGATGATATTCCTTTGAGATTAATAAGAAAATTCGATTTAGATGTTAAAGATTTTGAAAAATTCAGTAAAAATGAGGATTTGATATTTGTTCCTTATCTTTCTTACGATGAACAGTATAATTATTACATCAACGATTTCATCGAAGAGAATTCAAAATGTCCACTCTGTGTATTTCCATACGATTATAAAGATAAGCATCCTGGTATGTCAAGAGAGGAACTCATAAATAAGTATAAAGTTCTTGGATTTAATCTTTCAAATCATCAAATAAATTATGATTATCTACCAAAAAGTGAATGTATTGAGAGAAAGAGGCAAATAGAAGAATATATCAAATAAAATATTCTTAATAATATAGATGTTCCTGAAAGGTACAATTGTTTTATTATTATTTATACTGACAATAATAATAATTTATAGAAGGTATATATCAGTTCATGAAAATTTTGAGCCGATGGATACTTTCCACAACTCACTTGCAACGAATAGAAATATTAAAATATTGGATATTAACAGAACCATAAAGTACAACAAGAAAGATGTTGTAGGTTTTGTTAATAGCAGTATTTCTTACAATATCTTGAGTAATGGTAAAGAGTACACAATATTGAGATATCCTGATTTCAGAGACGAGAATCTCAGACATTCTAAAAGTCACATAACAAAATTCCTAACCCATCTCAACAACAACTACTTCAAACCTAACAAGAATTACATTCTAGATTTCACTGGATTTCATGGTTATATAGACAACAAAGTGAATCTGTGGGTAGCAATTAAGAACAAATTTGGTAGAGCCACAGCAGATGAGGTAATGTGTAAAACTTATCTGTGTCCAAATGATTACGATATGTTCATAAAGGATTATAAACCTTACAAGAAGTTCATATTGAAAAACAGTTTCGGTGGAGCTAGAAGTGCATTGAAGATAACTGATTCGATAGATGAGATTCTCGGGCATTTCAAATCGAACACATCAACAAGATTCGATCCTGAAAAATGTGAAGATGCAGTTTGTCATTCAAAAGTCAAGTACAATATTGTACAGAAGTTCATGGAACCAGGGATGTTAGTGAATGGTCGTAAAGTTGGTTTCAGAATGTTCTTGGTTATATTCTATGTAAACGGAACTCTATCCACGGGGTTGTACAAAGATGCTATATGTTACTACTCAAAAGGGTCTTATGATAAAACATCAACTGGTGCTGATAACAATGTTGTAGGATCTATTTTCAAGATGCAGAAGATAATAAAGAAACAGAAGTTACCAGACAGATATTCCAAGTTTTTCGCTTATACAAAAACACCCCAACCAAAAGTGGACTATTTCCTCGATAAACTTAGAGAGTATTGTAAGATCATTGTCAATTCTGTTGAGGATAAGATAGTTTTTACAAATAGACCGAATGTTAAGATGTTCTCTATATATGGTTTAGATGTTGAGTACGATAAGAACTTCAAACCATGTATATTTGAGGGTAATTTTTATTTTACGAGATTCAGTATGAATAACAAGTATGGACATTTAATAAAGGAGTTGTATACAGATATCTATTACAGATTGGGACTCTCAAAGAGGCAGATTAATGGTTTCTGGAACATACAATAAAAATCTATGTAATAACAATGGTAATTGAGTATGTAAAATTAACTATCATTGGATTGATAAGTGGTCTTCTTGCTGGAATTGTTGGAGGAGGATCAGATGCAGTTATTGTTCCAGCTTTGGTAGGAATGGGTGTTATGTCATCTTACAAAACCGCAGTAGGAACATCTTTAGCAACATTGTTGCCACCTGTTGGAATCTTTGCAGTTTGGAACTATTATAAGAAAGGAGATGTGAATATTTGGTACTCATTGTGGTTAGCACTTATGTTCACAATAGGTTCTTATCTTATGAGTAAAATAGGAATCAAGATAAATAAGACAATAACAAGAAGAATTTATGGAATTTTCCTTATTGGTTTGGGAATATTCATATTGTTAGATAAAGCAACACCTAAAGGCATGTGAATGTATGCAGTAAGTTATTTATAATTATATTTTCTACATTATGTAGTGATCCGTCATCATCTAATCCTGATTGATAAGAGCACACATCTATTATTGAACGTACTTTCTGTTTCAATTCCAATTCATCATAATTCCAACAATTGTCCAATACATATTTCAAACATGTTGGAGAATCGAAGGTTATGCAAAGTTCTACAATATCGTACACTACATTGTCATTATCTTTTATTAGTGGAAACTTCATGATTTCACACTTTTTTAAGACTTTTTCCAATTCATTATCATTGTTAAGTGAAATATGCTGTAAAAGACTCATATCACACTTAACATTATCTTATCTATTTTAAGTGTAAATAAAAATCAATTTTATACAATTTTTATGGATCTAAATGTTTTATCGTAGTTGTTAAGCAATAAGTATTCATCGTCATCAAGATTATTCATATATTTGACAAACTCTTCGAAGGATAATGTTGTTTTATCAGAAATACATCCTTGATTAGTCAATTTCACTTTCACAAATTCATAAATTTTTATTAATGATTGAAAATCAGTTTTAGACAGAAGAACATATGAACCACCGAGAAAAGAACCTAACCAATCACTGCAAAAATACTTATCATATGTAATACACGTTATAGTTGTATCTTCGTAACCTTTTGTATAAAAATGAGTAAAATCATAATTATCAGCTAGTTTATCTGTAACAGAAACATCGTGAACAATTACCTTATGATCTCCCTTTTTCCTACAAAATAGTTTACTCATTATTTCAACATCTCCTTTGTGAACAACATCGAATTTATCATGTGTATCACGTTTATTTGAAAAAAGAATACGTTCATTGTAAACATCTAATGTTTCATGTTTAACATGTCCAACTATTTTTGAAAAACGTATAAATTTATGACTGTTTATACTATCAATAATATTCTCGACGATACGCATTGATCTCTCATCAGAATCCACAATCAAGCAATTAAATTTCTTATCCGTTAGAAACATTTTATAATAAATGGTTAATCTTTTTATGTGATTTCCAAAAAAGTATAAAAATTGAATATATTTAACCAAATATACAAACATCATATACACAATTATGGGTATTAAAACATTATATCTTAAAATTGCCAAGCGATTTAGTCAAGAGTGTTTCACATTCGATGTTCCAGAACGTGTTGACGATTACATTATAGAATTCACTGCATACGGTGTAGCCGATGAGTTGGGCGACATGTTTGAAGTTCTCTCAGAAGATGAATTCGACGATCTAGTTATCGACACAGTTGTTGACGACCTGATAAAACAGGTTGCATTGATCAAACCACATAAATCACTATACATTGCTACTGATGGCGTTGCACCAAGATGTAAGATGCAGTTGCAACGTGAGAGACGCCACAAGAGAATCTTTGAGAGAGAGTGTGAGAAACGGTTTTGTTCAAATTACAAAGAGAAGTGGAACACCATCCGCAAACTGTGGGTAGGATCTCCTTTCAAAAACAAATTGGACAAAGCTGTTAAAGATGCTATCGTTGCCGGTAAGTTCTCAAGAGAAAGATTGAAGATCTACTTCAGCCCAAGTACCAGAGATGGTGAGGGTGAGCATAAGATGATCAATTTCCTGAAGACACGTCCAAATACGAATAGGATCTGTGTGGGAAGTGAAGACGGTGATCTGTTTCCTCTTCTTTTCAGTGTTCTCGGCAGTAAGCAGTATATTACACTTGAACGAGGAGTTTCCGAAAATGATTCAACAATGATCAGTCCTGAATTTGATGGTAAAGAGAGAGTGTTTATCAATATCAACTCATTGTTTCAAAAAATTCGTATGAGTATGAGGTTGAGATCATCGATAACAACAGATCGTTTTATCAACGATTACATCTTTCTTCTTTCAATGAATGGTAATGATTTTGTAAAACCGTTACCATTTGCAAGGACGAGTTTCAAGGGCGTTGACTTCAATATCCTCGATTCTTACAAGAATACAATTAACCGATCGGGTGTTTCTCTTTTGAACACAAGTTACCAAGGCGGTAAACTCCGAATTAAGGTTACAGAATATGTTCTTAAAAACATCTTCGCAGATCTTGCAGATATTGAGGAGAAGTGTATGTTGAAGAAACATGAGATTGTTAAAACTAGGGCAAGAGAACCGACTGATGGTAAATCTGAGGAGAACACTCTTTTGCACACACCTATCAACAATCCTGTTCATCCACTCTATTCTGAATACGGTAACCGTTTCGATGGTATTGATTACACTCAATCATACTCTGTATGGAGAGATCAGTATTACAAGGTTAATTTTAACTGTGGAAAGGTGGCTGACGATTTTCTAGCAGATGTTTGTGAAGATTATCTCGAATCACTTCTGTTCACACAGTATTATTACATGAATAGTGTTCCTAATTGGAGGTGGAAGAGACGTTATGACGCTTCTCCTCTACCATCGGATATTCACTATGTGCTTCAGAAAAAGTTGGTAAAGATTAACAAGATTACGTTTGAGGAAACAAAACCACACAAGTGGTATGAGCAGGCAGCAATGACTATTCCGAAACATTTTTACGATTCTTTGCTGAAAAAGTTTCATAGTCTACCAACAGAATTCGAAGATTTCTTCGTGGATAATATTGAGTTGAATATTGTGAACAATAAGAAGCTTATCTATGCAGACGTTAATTTGCCTTGGATAGATGATGATGTATTTATGAAAAGAGTCAATGAATTGATTGAATAAAAAAAAATTGCTTTATAATTTGTTTGAGATATTAGTATATTCTATTAATCATGTCCGGATCACGAAACATATTCCAGAAAATGTCATCTGAAATAGCCGACTTGAAAGCGGAACTCGCAAAGTTAAAGCTTGAAAAAGGATGTAAGGATGAAGTTAGTAGACAACGTCAAGAGATAGATGATTTAACACATACCAATGTGCAACTTGTCGAAGAGGTTTCTTCATTAAAAATGGAGATATCTAGACTTAGGGATCTTAACGAGGAACTTCTCAACACTTTGACGACTCAAAACCGATAAAATCATCGCCAACTTTTTTTATAACCTTCTCATAAAGTTCAATCTCATATTTTAAATCATTGATCTTCGATCTTTGTGAGGCAACCAACGCACGTAGAGTTTTCAATGCATTTTTAATTGGATTTTTCAACATGTGATTATCCAATACCATTTTTGCACGTCGAATCTTATCTCTATCACTGTAACTTGATATCAGAGGTTTCATAACATATAAACGTTCATACTCATTCCTCAATTTCTGACCACGTTTTTGCCACTCTTTGTACTCTTCTTTTAGCTCCTCTTCTGTTTTCTCAATCTTCTCATTAGCTTCATTCAACAGGCATGTCTCATACTCCAACAATTTCTTTTTAGCATTAATATATATTTGAACAGACATATCATCTACAATATATTAATCTTTTAAGCATCAGAAAAAAAATGATTTTTTTATTTTTTTAAATAATAAAAAGAAGCAAACAATTATGAATAGTGAAGGTTATATGTATTTCCAAAAAGCGATGGATGAAAGTCTAACAAAATACTACTTCAAAGAACTCTCAAATCTTCCCTGGATGAACTTCTTTAACTTGCGTAAGGCTTTTAGATACAATGTCGGTATTGGCAACGTGCCAATTATGAATGAGATAATCACAACATTGATGACAATGTTGGAATCACAAGGAATTAAGAACAGAGAGTGTATCGGTGCTTTCGTGAATCTCTATGAGAACGGTTCACAAAAGACGCCATATCACAAGGACAGTTATGGAACTGATGTTTTCACACTATCGTTGGGAGCAACAAGACGATTCAGAATCAAGAGAGACTATGACAATCACTCCATAGGTTTCGACCTTGAAGATGGAGACTGCTTCTTTTTTACAGAAGCTTTCAACAGTTTGTGGAAACATAGTGTACAACCAACTAAGAAGAGTGTTGGTCAACGCATAAGTGTTGTTCTGTTTGTTAAGAAAAAAAGTGACAATTAAATAATCTTATATTTCCAATCTATTATAAATTATGAATGATATAGTACGCATTCTAGGAAACAGTGACATTGTTCATTACATCAACAAGGCAAAGGTTACAATCACAAAGAAACGTGATGAATTAAGAACTAGTTTGGACATTCTGAAAGGAACGGCAAACATTGTTAAGACTTACGATTTCGATGATGGTTATCGAGTTATCATCGAACGTGGATTTGCAATTCAGGACATTCCTCTCAATGAGAGCCCAGTTGCAGTATTCGCTGTACACACAGAATATACCACAACAGTTGTTGTGAATGGTGAAACTATAACGCATATTCATTCTGCGTAAAAACATATTATAATATTTTCAGTAATCATCATAGTAATCGTCATCCCTTTGACAAAGATATCTATCTTCTACAGGGGTGATAAACATGTAAACACTTATCTTTGCAACTAAATATACAAGAAAGATTGCACATAAATTACCAACATCAACATTGATATTAAACATCATTGGCGTTACCACTAATGCCATCAAGTAAATAATTGGATCTATAATTAAAAAAGTTGGATTTATCATAACAATAAAAATATCAAAGATTGTTTTAAGTTTAAAATTGATTTATTTTTTTTGACCACACTTTTTTCCTAAAAAAGTATCATGTCAAAACATATTATAGTATGCTGTGATGGTACTGGTTCAATGAGAACCTATTTCAAAGCTATCCACAATGTTTTACCACAAGTGATTACGATGCTTCAACCAATTTATGGTTCAGACATTAATCTTCACATTGCGGTGTATCATGATTATGATAATAAGTCCCCAAGACACGAGAGAGGTGGTTATGCCATTTCATATGATGGTACAGTCGAAAGTTGCAAACAGTTTGCTAACGATAATTGTACAAAAGTCGCAGGAGGAGGTGGGGACGGACCAGAGGCAACTCTTACTGCCTTCGTTTACATTTACGACTTCATATCGGATCTTGATGGAGATGTTTTGATTATTCACTGTACAGATCAAGCACCACATGGTTTCATGAAGAAGCGTGTGAACAATAGACTTGTCGGTGAATATAAGGGACGTGATAAGGTTTATTATCAAGCTGAAGTTGACCATTTGCAAACAATTGGTGACTTAACTGATTGGTTTGATGTAGTTGAGGTTTACAATATGCTGGATTCTGTAACAGTCGTGACTATCTGTAATAGAGAGAAATATCGTGCAGTTTATGAGCATATTGGACACTTCTTCTGTATCGATCCAACTGAAGGTAATATCAGGGAACTTATGATGAAACTCATCTTCCAGTTCCATGGAGTCGGTCCAAACCAGGATTTCTCCAAATTTGATACAACATCTTTCTTCAATTTTGGTGATAACACTACAAAAACCTTCGGTCCAGATAAGAGAACGAAGATTTACAAGATTGTCAAAGGTTTAAGAAACGATGACACAAAATGGGAGAGGATTGTTAACGCGTTCGAGAATCTGTTAACGAGTAATGTTGGTGCAGAGAGTGTAGCATGTCATGAGATGTTTGGACAACTCTGGAGACTTATCTGTGGACCTATCAATAAAGACCCCAGATATACCTTAAGAGTTGATACATTAAAGAATCTTATGTCATCTTATGCTTACTACAGCCCAACTATTCAGACCTGGTTGTTAGGCTCTTTTAATAAGCTCGATGAGATTATGGATATTGTTGATGAGGCATCGAAAGGGGCTACATACAAGTTTGTATTGGATTGTATAGTTGATATCAAGAAGGAGGAATTGTTCGATCTTATCAGATGTTGTGTAACGAAGAACTTTAAGAAGATTCGTCAGTTCCTGGCAACAGTTAAAGTTGTTCCAATAACTGATGAAGATGATGGTGTTCCGACAAATCTTGAACCAGCAACTCTCTTCTCACTACTTCCACATCTTCTCTTTGCGGGAACTAAGTTCAGTCCAAGAGGTTCTTTTATTATTGCGACGCTTTGTCTCGATATTGAACCACTTCGAAAACAGGCGAGTAGCCTTTTAAAGGAGAATGTAGGAAAGTGGATAGATTTGGGATTGGATGGGGGTATTCCAAACGTCTATGAGAATTGGAGTTCTGGAATATACTACAATATCTTCTCAAAACTTATTGATACAGAGTTTCTTACCACAAATGAGAACACTTTTATCAAGAATTTATTCGAGAAACTGACCGTAAGATCTACTTACTACAATACCATACCTTGTGTTGTCAATGTACAAGTACCGAAGTTCCCAGAACTTGAGAGACTTACACTTGATCACAAATCACAATGCAAAGATTGTGGATATTATAGATCTAACACAGTTATGATCAATGGTGTTTGTGCAAGAGATGCAACACCATGTGGATGTACAACTGGACCATGTAAGCATGGAGGAAAGTTCTTCAAAGATTATGATGATGATATGTCCAATATGGTGCATTGTAGAACTTGTAACTTACATTATGCAGTTATTGGTAAGAGTACTTTGAGAGTTACACCAAAGTGTTACTATTGTAGGTTTGAGGGAGACCCGAACGCTTTGCAGTGTGATATTTGTAAGAGAAGATTTGCAAATCCATCAAATGTGATATATCCTGATGGATATACATGCCGACAGTGTGATGTTAATCCGCAAGATGGTTTTGAAAACTTGTCAATAAATATTGCATATCTGACAGATGTGAATTCCGATTTGTTGAAACTGTTTGGTATAAATCAAGATCTATCAACTATTATGTATCTGTCGAAGCGTATATTTGAGATACCACAGATAGATTTCAAGATTGATTACACAGAGCCTCAAACATGGAATCTCAACCTGAGAGATGGAAGAGAGATTCTGAATGCTGAGAACGTAGTTTATCAGATCAAGAAGGCGATGAAGGGTAATAATGAGGAGACATGTTCATTGTGTTATATTGATGCACATCCAAAGGATATGATATTCAGTTGTGGAAATTGCAACAATCGTATCTGTTTGGATTGTAACAAAGAGTGGTATGGCAAGAGTAAGGTTGGCAATATTATCTGCAAATCATATCTCGAATGTCCATTCTGTAAGAAACCACCTCAGTTCAAGATTTGGACTAAAGCTGGAAAGTACTTACGTACTCTCAGAAAATCTACTCTTACAGATTGGGATAATGCTTTCTGGTACGCATGGTGTAGAACATGCAACGGTATCCGAGAGGCCATGCCGAAGGAGTGTGCAGGTGGTGGAATGCCAAACTTGCAAGATTTCCAATGTGAAGATTGTCGTACACAGTACTTTATCAACAATGCGGTAGACTACAATGCTGTAACAATGGAGTGTCCTGGTTGTGGAATGGATACAGAGAAGATGTATGGTTGTGACCACATGACATGTGTGTGTGGACAACATTTCTGTTGGGCATGTGGAGAGGGATTTCCAGATGCAGATTCAACATATAATCATATATATTCAACTCACTAAAATAATCAATACACTTGATTAGGATTTATTATTATAATTTGTTCACATCTTAAATTGCACGTGCAGCAACAATAGGTGCATCTTCGTTCTTTGTTGTGTCTATTACAACCTCTGCAAAGTAGACCTTTCTGGAAAGACGTTTTGGGAGTTGGCAGTAACTGCCACATCCTTTAATACATGCACATACACAAAGAAGCAAAAACGCAAATAAAATTACAAAAAATATCCAGTAATTAAACCAAATGTATTCTCCATAATCAATAATAGTGTATGTTGTTATGTCATATCTAGGTGCATATCCATATGTATTAGGAATACTACATGCACCATTGTACCAGAAAGCACAATATGGACTCTTACTAGAACCATACTGACTAATTTCAAAACCGGTGCATTCACTATAATCGTAACATGCAAATCCACACTCTTCAGGTGTAATATTTGTATTTGTTACATAGAAACTCCAATCATCACTACTATATTGATTAAACTGACAAGCTTGATCAACATACCTTTTAACATAGATACTATCGTTCATAATTATTAAATTACTTGTTATACAATATATATTTTTTAAATCAATTTTTTTGTACTTAAGAAATTGAAATATATATAATTCATGCCAAGACGAGGTGGAGGTAGATCAAGAAGTGGTTCTCAACAAAGAACCCAACGACATAATAGAGTTTATAATAATACAATTGGTACTCGTACTACTCGTACTACTCGTAATACAAGCAATCCCAAAAAGGATAAGAGATTTAACATGCCAAATTCATCAGGAGATTTTAAATCTGGTTTTTCTCTTCCTTGGTTGGTTGGTGCTTATCTTATCGGAAGTGCGGGTAGGATGAAAGAGACAACTGTTGTTCATAGAGATAGTAAAGGTGCTCAACAGGGAGGATATGTTGAAGGACAAGAAGAACAAGTTAAAGAAGTTCCACAATTATCTGAAACAGACCCATGTTTTTATCAATATCGAAGTATGATGGATTGTTTGGAAGCCAATGGTCCTGAAAGTTCAGAGTGTCAAAGTGTTGTTAATTTGATGGAAGAGTGTGCTAAATTTCATTCTCCTGAAGTTTAGATAAAAATTATTTTTTTCGCTTGAAACATTACATCATATATATAATCATGATGAAATGTTGTATTATAGATTGTGAATGAGTACTTGAAAACAATTTAAGGATAGTAAATAAGATGATACAGAATAAAAATAAAAATTCAACTTTACGTGAAATTGTATTTGGAATTGTAGGTGGAATTTTATGTGGAAGCTATTTATCTTATGTAATAAATACTAAAAATGCTAGAGAGTGTAGAAGAGGAGATATTTATATAAGTGATAAACCTGTTTATAAAAAAACATCTTTTATCGGATATCTTTGTAATTTTTATCAATTACCATATGTGAATTGCAGAAGCAGTATAACCCATGAAACATATCAACAATTTTGTAGCAAGTTTTATCAACTAGGACCTGACGAGGATATTACGATCCACTTGAGAAGTGGTGGAGGAGAAGCTATTTGGGGGTCAATGATTTGTAGGATGGTTGCAAATCATAGAGGTAAAGTTACAGCAGTTATTGATGAGTACGCATGTTCAATGGCAGCAAAGATTGCGTTGTGTTGTGATAAGATAAAGATTAAAAAAAATGCTTGTATGGGTATGATAGATATAAATTTTACCAAAAATAATGTGAGTTATGATACAAGAGCTATTGTAAATGCCAAAAAGAAAGATTCTGATAAGTTTGAGGAAAGAGTTTTGTACAATACTGCAAGATATATTCACAACTATTCAATTAGAGAATCAAGACGTCTTCTTCAAAAAAAGAATTACACAACAGAACAGATTGATAATATAATCGATAAAATGCACAATGCAGATATTGAACATAACTATCAGTTCTGTTATGATGAATTAAAAGATATACTTGGTGATAGAATTGAACTTATTTAATAATGTTCACACATCTAGAACCATTCTCCCCATCTATAAAACTCACACAGTTTGGTCAGTTCCCATCACCTGTTTCCTTATCTCTAACATCTTTACTACTTTTTAGTACACTATCCAACCTATTAAGAGCTTTATCAACATTCTCTTCATACGGTTTCTTAATATGTAAACATCCAATAAGTGGTGTCATTGATCTCACAGACTCAATGTGATCCAACCCATCATCCAAGAAATACTTTGCACCAATAACATTACAGAACCAGGCTTTCGATCCAGGTGCGTGATACTTATGATTGTTCCTATCTCTCTTGAAAACCAATGCACCCCACTTTATTTGACCACTAACAATCCTCTTCTCTATATCCGCCAATGTTCTTGTCCTCATTCCATAAGAACCAGCACCAACAAATGAACAACAAACAGATCTTACATTATATTCATCAGCAAATAATTCTCCATTTGCATCTATTGTGTCTAATACATTATGCATATCAAAAACAACATCAACTCTTCCCAAACTCTTCAAAAACTCTGTCGCCTCCTCAACTTGGTCCTTTTTGAACACTCGCCTACCACCATCATAAACAATTTCCATTATGTCCTTATACATATCCTTGAGACATTCTTTCGAAACTTGGTTCTTATTAACTCTCTTCCTCTTACCAGAAATAACACAAGTATCATACAATCTACGATCACCAGCTTCAGCAACTTTCTTCAAATCCTCTTTACACTCTTTCAACTCTTTCTGTTTCGCACTCAACTCGTGATATTCCTCAACAACATCATCAGGTGGTCTCTTCTTATGATATTTTCCTCTGTTCTTCTGTACAGATTTCAACAGATGTGGAATATTCTTTTCGAGAACTTCTATTCTATCCTTCAATCTCTTCTCAATATCGGAATTCATTATAAGTTATATTAACCTTTAATTTTTAAGTAATTTGATGTAGATAATTATTTTTTTTATAAGCTAAAGTATAGATGAAGTTAGTCCTCAAGTTTTTCGATAAAGAGAGTTGGAGTGCATTGGGAACAGTTAGAGTTTTGATTCCATTCATTCTCTTTATTATAACTAAACAGGAACTCAATGTTATGTCCCTTATTTTCATGTCTATATTAGGTATGATGGATGGAACACTTCTAGCAAAGATTGTGTTCACAGGATTTCTCTGCTTTCTTGTTTATGAACCAACAAAGCATTGGATTATAAGAAGTATGTTATACGTTATATCTGTTCTTTTGATGGATAGAATAAACAATGTGGATTTTATCACAAAGAATACGATTCTGTTGAACATTTTCAGATTGGTTGTTTTAGTTTGGATGTGTTATATTCTGTACTTAATTATATTTCCAATAAGTAAATGGACAAAGTTAATGAAAGATTGGATAGGATTGAAGAGAAGGTAGACAAGATTCTCGAAATACTCACAGACGGAAACCTAGAGAAAATGGGCAAGCACGTTGAGTTCGTCGAACGTGTTTACGATAATGTTAAAGCACCATTAGGTTACGTATGCCAAAAATTGAAAATGTTAAGTGGAAATAAAGTGTATGAACTGGAGGATTCATCCAGTAACTAGCATCACGTAAACTATAGACAAACAATTTTAATTGTATGCCTTATCAAATCTATAAAAAAACAATGTTTGATCACCTCATGGTATATTTCTCGATATTGTAATCAGATCCCCCCACCTGCTATACTTTCCCACATGCAATATTTTCCGATCTTTTTAATAAAAATTGAAATTTTTATTTCGAACATATTAATACCATAGAACACTATTATGAGTTCTTACACTGACTTTATTGAGATCGATTATGATCAAATTTGTGAAGATTTTGATAAAATGATAATGGGTATAGAAGAATCACCTAAAACTTTTACACCAACAATCAGATATAGGATGATCGGTAAAGCTCTTGAGAAAGCATCAGATATTAAGAAAAATGATTCTGTTACATGTATCATCGAAACTATTCGAAACGACAAGGGTCAACTAGAAACAATGATCACAGATATTACCAAAGTCAATTTGAAAAAATGATTTTCATTATAAAGACATATATTATATTCTCATAAATAACAGTGTATTCAGGACTTGTGAACAAAACGAAGAAGCATATATGTACTCTGCTGATTACAAAGGAATGTCACTATTCGTTTATGATGAGAATATCAATATTATGTGCAATCATCACTTATCGAAATTATTGACAGTAGAGGTTATTTGACAACCAGTTACTCAGACGAATAAATTCGCAAAATTCACAAGTATGTAAATTTACTTTTAGCGAATTACTTTGTTTAAAGACTCTCGTCTAAGCCTATATTTTTTAGATAGATATTCCGTGCCCCATTCACATCT